TCTGTAAATGCGCGGAGGGCTACGCCCTGAGACGGAACAAAGTAAGGACGCCCAAAGGCGTCAGCTGCCGAATCACGGACAGAGCAGATAATAAGTTTCATTTTAAGTTCCTTTTAAGTTTTTGAATTTTGGCCATAAGTACAGTTTCCTTAACGGCCAGCCTTTCAGGTGAGGACTCATCTGAATATTTCAAGGCATTGAGTATACGATTTTGTTTTATAGCTTCGAACTCATAAGGTTCTATCGCATCGTATTTTTTGTCGTAGTAACGAGGTGGTTTAATACGTCGTCCGTCACGAAGCCGGACGGAGTCAGACGGGTAAACGTCTTCATAGTATTTGTCGAACCAATTTTGTCCAATTCCGGGTTTAAGTGACATTTTGTTGAATTCCGGTTTGACGTATACACGCTCGCCGGATTCAGGATCAGTTCCCCGGTAATAGATTTCTCTATAAGGTTCTCCGGTTTTTGGATTGATGTCTTGTACGCGTCCAGTAGCTTTTTGAGTGACATAGCGGGCCACGTAAGCAGCGGATGTCTCCGTCGCGGTGCCGACGGAGGAGTGTCCAAAAGGCCAGAGGCTTTCCAAGTGTGGCGAACGATAGATGGTATCTCCGTTGTGGTTGACTTTGTGTGCATATTTATCCTTGAAGTCATAGTTAAAGAGTATGGCGTGAAAATGTGGTCGTTTAAATTCGTCCCCATATTCTCCGCACATATAGAAGCGAATATTCGCATTTTGGTTTGCTTTGCGTAAACGTTTCATGAACTTTTGAAAGTGTTCATAGTGTAGATCACCATTTTTTGGAAGGTGTTCTGGCGCGTACGTAAGTGTAATAAAGCAATTTTTTTCGAATTGAGATGCCTCATGCATGCATCTGACCGCCCACATTCTGGATCGGTCTATTCGACAGCCCATGCATTGTCCGCATGGGAGTTTCATTGGATCACCCTCGCCTGAACGAGGATTGAATTTAATGTTTCCGTCTTCGGTTTTCACCGCAGACAGAGGGTAATAACAAGGCATATATCCTTTGAGCCCCTTTCGGGGCATGGATTTTTAATTGATTAGAAGCGAAATCCGCCACGCATAGGGTTAGTACGCATGTTAGCCGCAGCCGTTGTTTTAATGTTTGATTTGAAGCGCCTTGCGCTTTTATATTTGGAAACGCCATGGCGTGAAAGAGGTTTCATTTTTCAAATTTCCTTTTGTTTTGTAGTTGAACCAAGTAAGTTGGTGTCACCTAGCACAGTAGACATCAAGTAGGTCTACTGTGCCCCGACTTCGTCGGGTCCCTTCGGGCTAGGTGACGGTGTGGGTTTGGGTGCTAATCCAAGTTCCCTCACGGTCTCTAGATTAGCAGGATTCGTGACAAAGTCAACGAATTGTCCAGGGTCGTTATCGAAACGAGCCCTGATATTTGAATTGAGACCTTCAAAGGTCTCTTGAGCGCGACGAACCTTGTTCATCGCTGACTGATAGTCTGTGACTTCGTAGAAGTCTTCTGGTAACGGCTGGTAAGCGTTACCAATAGGCATTACGCCTTTAGCGTATTGTGAGACGATGCGATTGATATTGCACTCGTCTTTGAATTGTTGTTGTGTTTTCGTTTGCGAAAACGTGTTAACAGATGATGCATTTGATGCTTCATCTGTATTGTAATTATATGGAGAGCGTATAAACATTTAGTTTTACTTTCGAAGAAATACGCGGAGTATATCCACGATTGGTTTAAGTTGCTGGGAAGTTCTTCCCAGATTATCTAAGGCATTGGCAGCTTGAATATCAAGATTTGCCAAGCCAGTTTGAGCAACAATAAGTTTTGCTTGCGCTTTAAGTACATCGTACTTTTGAGTTTCACTTAATTGTTGTTGTGAAGCAAGATTTGCTTGCTGATAGAGCAGCTCAGCTGCTCGTTTAATTTTAAGATTCTCATCTTTAATGTTTTGCAATTGTGCAATTGCATTTTCGGTTTCAGCGTTCACCTTTTGAATTTGTGCCGCTGTTAAACCGGTATTTTGTAATGTTTGATTTAATGTTGCTTTCGCTTGATCCATACCGACATCCTCGGTTATGGTTGCTTCAGCATTGTTTTTACGTGCTTGAGAAGTAAGCACTTCCATTTGAGCTTTATCTAAAGCAGATGTAAAGTTACTGCCGGGAGTTGCGGCAGATGATTGAGGGGACGATCCCGCCCCTTGAGATACTGAAAGCATAGGGTTAAGACCCGCTTTTTTCATATCTTCTGTTTGTGTTTGATATCTAGTTGCATATTGTTGAGCAGAAAACGCCTGAGCGTCTTCTTGTCTATTTTTTGCAAACATGTTATCGAGAAACGATCCGCCAACTTTGGCGGCCATTGCAGCTGTAACTGGATCCATTGTTTTTCCCTTCGGGGGGTTATCGAGTTCCCAAAGGAACTCGACAACCTAAGTTTAGAAGTGGTCGATTAAGCCAGGTACTGAGTACAAAGGCATAGGTCTGGCAGTTCTTATCTGAAAGAAAGAATCAAAGATAAATTGTTTTCCGTTTGCCGATTCGCCAATAGCGACTACTCGGTCAACGGGAGGTCTATCTTCAATAAAAGTATCAGATAGTGTAGGCAGCGCAGTAAATTTTTGCGCTAAGTGCCAAGCGTCCAAAGTAGTTGGCGCTGTAGACCGGAAATATCCGGTAATTTGAGATGGGTGATATCTATATTCAGCCCATCGTTCCTGGTAACCAAAGACCTGATCGTCTGTTGAAGTACCAGTTGCGTAGATTTCTTTGTTAAGTACCTCTTGTTCGCCCAAATGAGCGAACACAGGAAAATAGAAATCATAGCGGGTTTTGCGGTTCCACATTCTGCGGAGACCTTGTTGATAATTTAGATCGGCGCGGATGGAAACCATACCGATAATAACGCCGTGTTCCGTAAAGCTTTGAGTAAAGCCGTGGTTCGACGCTAACGCTGTACCGACACCGGCAAGATTACCGAGTGGTGAAGTACCACCGGTAAGACCAGTACCGCTCGTTTGAGCGACTGGGTTAATGATAATAGGAGTTGAGCCTCCGCCCAAATATTCTGGTCGTTGGAGGCGTGCATCAGGAGAAATAACACCGAAGTGTGAACGAATGATTTCGGTGTATCGGGTGCCTCCGCGAGCATCGCGTTCGAGCAGTCGTTGAACTTGAAAAGATTCACGTAGAGCATTGATAGTAGATGCAGTTGCATCAGAAAGGTCAGCATAAAGGCCAGTTTGAGATCCATCAGTTGAAAAACCCAATCTGATGGAAGTACCAGCTGCCATAGTACCACTTTGATAAATAGATTGACCCCATGAACCGTTATGTGCAAGCAAGTTTGCGTTGTCAACTCCATTATTGACAACTAAAGGAGTTCCATTACCTAAAACAGGTGCAGATGTGCCCAAAGGTAAAGATACAGGATCACCCTTTTGAGGCCATGGTAGAGCTGATGTAAAGTAGTCGTGGCGTTTGCCTCGACGTAATAGAATAAAGTCAGAATAGGTATCAGGACCATCGTCCGTAGGTACCGGGACAGAATCTTGCAAATTCTGATCACGGAACCATTGATTCCATATCAAGTTATAAGCGCGTAAATGTAAAGCGCTATGAGAAATTGTAGCTGCAGCACCAATTTGATTAACAGTTGGCAGGCCCATATAGTCCTGCAATGTATTAGTAGTGTATCCGGTAATTTGTGATGGGTGATATCTATATTCAGCCCATCGTTCTTGGTATCCAAAAACCTGATCGTCTGTTGCAGTACCAGTTGCATAAATTTCTTTATTAAGAACCTCTTGTTCGCCCAAATGAGCGAATACAGGAAAATAGAAATCATAACGTGTTTTGCGGTTCCACATTCTGCGGAGACCTTGTTGATAATTTAGATCGGCGCGGATAGAAACCATACCGATAATAACGCCGTGTTCCGTAAAACTTTGAGTAAAGCCGTGGTTCGACGCTAGCGCTGTTCCGACCCCGGCAAGATTACCGAGTGGTGAGGTACCACCGGTAAGGCCAGTACCGCTCGTTTGAGCGACTGGGTTAATGATAATAGGGGTTGAGCCTCCGCCCAAATATTCTGGTCGTTGAAGGCGTGCATCAGGAGATATAACACCGAAATGTGAACGAATGATTTCGGTATAACGGGTGCCTCCGCGAGCATCGCGTTCGAGCAATCGTTGAACTTGGAAAGATTCACGTAAAGCATTAATTGTTGCTGCTGTTGCATCAGATAAATCAGCATAAAGGCCAGTAAATTCACCAGTACCAGCAAGACCAAATCTTAAAGGTCCTGCGCTAGCTACACCATTAACTTGGTATATAGATTGGCCCCATGATCCATTATGAGCACGAATATTAATATTATCAGTGCCGTCATTGAAAACAATATTTGTTGTGCCGTCACCTAATACGGGTGCAGTAGTACCTAATGGAATAGATACAGGATCACCTTTTTGAGGCCATGGCAGAGCTGATGTAAAGTAGTCGTGGCGTTTGCCTCGACGTAATAAAATGAAATCAGTATAGTCATCCGGACCGTCATCCGTAGGTACCGGGACAGAATCTTGTAAATTCTGATCGCGAAACCATTGATTCCATATCAAGTTATAAGCGCGTAAATGTAATGAATTATGCCAAATAGAAGAACCAGAAGCAATTTGATTAACAGTAGGCAGGCCCATATAGTCCTGCAATGAATTAGTTGTATATCCGCCAGTTGGTGAAGCTGATTGCGGTACAAGATAGTCGATTGAATCGCCGGGGTTATTTTGTTCCCCCATAAATTTCTGCCAATTTTCCCAAATTAGGCGGTTAGGAACAAAAAAGAAGAAAGAGTCAAGATGCAAGTTATCCATCACTGGAAACAGTGGTGTAGACAAACGCGCAAAAGCGGTCATCTTAAGGTTAAATGTGTCGCCTGGCAGTACTTCGTCTACATATACGGGTACAAGATAGCCAGCGTCAAAGGTTGTTTTATGTGAAGTTTCGATCGCAAAGCTGGATCGAGGAATATCGGCACGAGGCACCATTGCGAATTTGTGAGTGCTTACCGATTTGTTTTTGTGCATTAGAGCCATGTTTTTTCCTAAAAAAAAGCCCGGAACGTGCCGGGCTTGGTTGAGGTTAGACCTGATCCGCATGAATCAGGAGTTTCGGCG